TCTTCCTCCCCGATGCCCAGATAGCGCCAGCTTGGGCGATGACTGAGCCGGAAAAAAGACCCGACGATATGATCCTGATGCAGCTGGATGGCGTTGGCGGCATAGCCGTTATTGCGTACCAGATCGTCTGCGCGGGCATTGCCACGGGTAAAGTTGGGCAGCAGGGCTGCATCCACACTTTCACCCGGTGGGTTCCACGCCCGCAACTGCCCACCAAATCCGCTGCCACCGCCGTGATAACCGGCATATTCACGCAGCGATGTCATGCCGTCCGGCCCCAGAAGGGTGGGAATGGTGGACGTTTTCATACATAAAATCCTGCAGGTCCCCTGCGTCGCTGTGTCATGCCGGTCTGCACTTCCAGCTCCGCAATGTATTTTTTCAGGTCAGACACGGAAGTGGCCGTAAACTCCACTCTCCGTCCGTCTTTCTGTACCGTTGCCACCCGTTTACCTGTCATCAGGTCATGCAGTGCCGCACGGGCAGCGGCAAGTTCTTCCTGTCGCGTCATTCATCCTCTCCGGATAAGGCACGGGCGTAATCTGCCAGTGTTTTCTTGTTGGTTGCTGCACCATCCTCTTCCTGCAGGCTCGCCAGCAGTGCACTGAGATCCAGCTGCCAGCGGGAAATACTGATGCGCAGCGCCGCCAGCGCATAAACGAAGCAGTCGAGCGCCTCATTGCGTCGCTTTTTGCTGTCCCACAGTATTTTTTTCCTGCCATCCACCCATTTTTCGACCTGCTCTTCAGCAGTCAGCTGCTGCGCTTCGGTCAGATCAAAAATATCCGGGTTATTCGGGAAGTGAACGGCACCGGGAAGCGGTTCATCCCCTTCCGGCGTCAGTGTGAAGCGGTTATAAATCTGCTCTTTCGCGGTATCCGTACCGATTTCGGTAAGGTAAACCCCGTTTTTGTTTCGCTTACGTGGCATGCTGGCCACCGGCTTTCCGTAGACGGATGCCCCTTTAATGGGGATTACCCGGAACAGCCCATGTTTTTTCGAGCGTTCATACACAATGGTCGGGTCAATCCCGCCAGTATCCCAGCAGATACGGGATATCGACATTTCTGCACCATTCCGGCGGGTATAGGTTTTATTGATGGCCTCATCCACACGCAGCAGCGTCTGTTCATCGTCGTGGCGGCCCATAATAATCTGCCGGTCAATCAGCCAGCTTTCCTCACCCGGCCCCCATCCCCATACGCGCATTTCGTAGCGGTCCAGCTGGGAGTCGATACCGGCGGTCAGGTAAGCCACACGGTCAGGAACGGGCGCTGAATAATGCTCTTTCCGCTCTGCCATCACTTCAGCATCCGGACGTTCGCCGATTTTCGCTTCCCATGTCTCACCGAGCGTGGTGTTCACGAAGGTTTTACGTTTTCCCGTATCCCCTTTCGTCTTCATCCAGTCTTTGACAATCTGCACCCAGGTGGTGAACGGGCTGTACGCCGTCCAGATGTGAAAGGTCACACTGTCCGGCGGCTCAATCTCTTCACCGGATGACGAAAACCAGAGAATGCCATCACGGGTCCAGATCCCGGTCTTTTCGCAGATATAACGGGCATCAGTAAAGTCCAGCTCCTGCTGACGGATGACGCAGGCATTATGCTCGCAGAGATAAAACACGCTGGAGGGATCATCCGGCGTCCATTTGAGGCCAAACGGCGTCTCTTTATCACCAAATTTAAGGTACTGCTCCTCCCCGCAGTGCGGGCAGGCAACATGAAAACGCATAAAATGCGGGGATTCACTGGCTGCACGCTCAATCTGACAGGCGCCTCTCACTTTGGGCGTGGAGCCACGGATGGACTTTGGCCAGACCGAGCCTTCAATACGCTTGTCACCCAGGAACGTCGGAGAGCCTTCCTGTTCAATATCATCATCAAAGGCAGCAAGTTCATCATAACCCGCCACATCCACCGACTTTTCACGGTAGTTTTTTGCCGCTTTACCGCCCAGGCACCAGAAGCCACGCCCATTGGTGAAACGCTTCATGGTGAGCGTGTTATCCCGGTGCTTTTTGCCATACCACGGAGCCAGCGCCAGCAGCGACGGAATATCGCGGATGGTCGGCTCAACGTGGGTTTTCATAAAGTTCTCGGCATCACCATCCGTCGGCAACCAGATAAGTGTGTTGCGCTGCTTATGCTCTATAAAGTAGGCATAAACACCCAGCAGCATTTTGGAATAACCGACACGGGCAGACTTCACCACATTCACCTCACGGATGTAGTCGCTGCCCATCGCATTCATGATGGCCCGCTGAAAGGGCAGTGTTTCCCAGCGCCCTTCCTGGTATGCGGATTCTTTCGGGAGATAGTAATTAGCATCCGCCCATTCAACGGCGGTCTGTGGCTCCGGCCTGAACAGTGAGCGAAGCCCGGCGCGGACAAAATGCCGCAGCCTGTTAACCTGACTGTTCGATATATTCACTCAGCAACCCCGGTATCAGTTCATCCAGCGCGGCTGCTTTGTTCATGGCTTTGATGATATCCCGTTTCAGGAAATCAACATGTCGGTTTTCCAGTTCCGGAAAACGCCGCTGCACCGACAGGGGGATCCCGTCGAGAATACTGGCAATTTCACCTGCGATCCGCGACAGCACGAAAGTACAGAATGCGGTTTCCACCACTTCAGCGGAGTCTCTGGCATTTTTCAGCTCCTGTGCGTCGGCCTGCGCACGCGTAAGTCGATGGCGTTCGTACTCAATAGTCCCTGGCTGGAGATCTGTCTCGCTGGCCTGCCGCAGTTCTTCAACTTCCCGGCGCAGCTTTTCGTTCTCAATTTCAGCATCCCTTTCGGCATACCATCTTATAACGGCGGCAGAGTCATAAAGCACCTCATTACCCTTGCCACCGCCTCGCAGAACGGGCATTCCCTGTTCCTGCCAGTTCTGAATGGTACGGATACTCGCACCGAAAATGTCAGCCAGCTGCTTTTTGTTGACTTCCATTGTTCATTCCACGGCCAAAAACAGAGAAAGGAAACGACAGAGGCCCAAAAGTTCGTTTTCAGCACCTGTCGTTTCCTTTCTTTTCAGGGGGTATTTTAAATAAAAACATTAAGTTACGACGAAGAAGAACGGAAACGCCTTAAACCGGAAAATTTTCATAAATAGCGAAAACCCGCGAGGTCGCCGCCCCGTAACCTGTCGGATCGCCGGAAAGGACCCGCAAAATGATAATAATTATCATCTGCATGTCACAACGTGCATCTACGCCATCAAACCACGTCAAATAATCAATTATGACGCAGGTATCATATTAATTGATCTGCATCAACTTAACGTAAAAACAACTTCAGACAATACAAATCAGCGACACTGAATACGGGGCAACCTCATGTCAACTAAGAACAGAACCCGCAGAACAACAACCCGCAACATCCGCTTTCCTAACCAAATGATTGAACAAATTAACATTGCTCTTGATCAAAAAGGGTCCGGGAATTTCTCAGCCTGGGTCATTGAAGCCTGCCGCCGAAGACTGTGCTCAGAAAAAAGAGTTTCGCCTGAAGCAAACAAAGAAAAGAGTGACATTACTGAATTGCTCAGAAAGCAGGTCAGACCAGATTGAAGCAATTTAGATAATCGTGCAGACTAGGTACCTTCATATCACATGGAAGGTACTACAATGGCTCAGGTTGCCATTTTTAAACAAATATTCGATAAAGTGCGAAATAATTTAAACTATCACTGGTTTTATTCTGAACTAAAACGTCACAATGTCTCACATTACATTTACTATTTAGCCACAGAGAATATTCATCTTGTTCTTGAAAACGATAATACGGTTTTAATAAAAGGACAGAGTAAGGTTGTAAATGTAAGATTTTCAAAAAATAAATGCCTTATAGAAGCCACCTTAAAAGGATTCAAATCAGGAGAGTTATCATTTTACGAATACAGGAAAAATCTTGCTACAGCAGGGGTTTTCAGATGGATTACAAATATCCACGAAAACAAAAGGTATTACTATACCTTTGATAATTCATTACTCTTTACTGAGAACATTCAGAACACTACACAAATATTTCCGCACTAAATCATAACGTCCGGTTTCTTCCGTGCCAGAACCGGACTCGCTGGCATGATGAAATATGTGTACCCGGTAACCCCGGTGTGCATCGTTATTGATTATTCCCGCACACTCGCGCAGAAGGAGTTCCCCGTCGGGCTACGGTCTCTGTTAATACGGGAATACGGCGACGATACAGCGCATGATGTGTCAGGCTTGAATACCTTTATCCTTTAAAAGGGATATCAGTTAAGTTATCCCGTGTAGGGTATAAGCCATTATCAAAGCCACTCTGTAGGAAGTGGCTTTTGTAATGGCAATAAAAAGCCCCGCGAATGCGAGGCTAAATCCTGGTATTTGTAATGACTGGCTCTTATCTCAACGCAGCCCCTTACCGCGCGCAAAATGCTCAATATCAAGCATCAGCAATGAGATGTTTAATCTGGATTCACTCCAGAAGTGAGCACCACCCTGTCTACAGAGCCAGATGTGAAGGATGATGAGTAAAATTATCGCTATCATCGAAGGCATTGCGTCCTGATGTATTCCTGAAGCGTTCTCAATGCTGTTTGGTCGCGGATAATTCCGTCCCGGATACCGAGAACGTTTCGTCCAGCAACTGGAGAGAGTTCGACGGTGGCATCATTGCCCATGCCGGAGGCGCTGGAGGTTTCGGCTGAGGATGGCACAGGGCATTTTCCTTTGACGAGCACCCGACCACCATTATCAAGCTTGCGCCGAAGAGCATCATTTTCAGCTTTCGCATCAGCTAACTCCTTCGTGTATTTATCATCGAGTGCATCAGCATCACGCTGGCGCTGCTGCATGTCAGTAATGGTGGCGTTCGCCTTCTCCAGTTCACTGGCCTTGTTATCGCGCTGTTCTTTGTAGGCGATTGCATTATCACGGTAATGATTAACAGCCCATGACAGGCAGACGATGATGCAGATAACCAGAGCGGAGATAATCGCGGTTACTCTGCTCATTGTTTCCCCCACAAACAGACTTCACGCTCAATCTCACGGCGAGTCATCAGTCCTTTCCATTGATTACCGCCAGCGTATGTCCAGCGCCGTAGCTGATCACATGCGCCTTTAATATCACCCTGGTTTATTTTGCGAAGAAGCGTCGATGTTCTGAAATTGCCAGCACCCACGTTGTAGACGAACGAGTAAAGAGCGCCGCGCGTTGTTTCCGGTATATCGACTTTGATGTACCGGTTAATTTGTCTGGCGACAGTGGCAAGGTCTTTATTCAGGAGGGCTTTGCACTCTGCTTCGGTATACGTTTTACCGGGAATGATGTCTTTTCCTGTATGCCCGTAACATACAGTCCATACACCAACTATGTCTTTGTAAGGATTATGTCTCACACCTTCCAGACCATCGTTACCACTTGGGCCAGTGATTAACACAGATGCTATAGCAATAGCCCCGCCACCAATAGCAGCAGCAACAGCTTTTCGTAATGATGGAGGCATTATTCACCTCTCGCAGCCTTGCGCTTATCTTCTTTAATCTTGAAATAAAGGTTTGTCAGGTACGTCAGCAGGCCAAATACCAGGCTACCCAGCACACCTATTGCTGCCCACTGTGAGGGCGTGACTTTATCGAGCAGCTGTAAAAACCAGTACCCGGCACTACCTGCTGAGGTGCCATAGGCGACACCCGTTGTTAACTTATCCATGGATTTCATAACCCCACCTCGCAGACAAAGCGGGTGTAAATTGAGGGAATACTACGAAACGTAACAGACTCGGAGTCAGTGAATAACTCAGGTATTGGGTTATCAGCTAATATCGAGACTCAAAAAATGGAAAAACCCGCTCGACGGCGGGTTTAAGCTGTGTGACGAAGTAACCACTCTTAACAGCATAACCAATTTTTTACGTACGTAAACCACTAAATGATATTTGCGAGAATGCTACCGAGTATTGAAAACACCACTACAAATACATAAGCAAATCTCAACAAATAACCAACAAATAATTTCCAGCGTTATTTTTAGCCAATTTAAATTGAACCTTCAAATTATAGAGCACTTATAAATAACAGCCATTAATATAAATTGGCTAATAGATTTATTTTTATTCAGCCAAGAGCCATGAATAGGATTCGATAGAAAAAAGTTCAGATAAAAATAGAGATCTACTTCACAAATTAAACGAGAAACCAAAACTTACATCTTGAAATAATCACATTGATTAGATGAATATTTATCGCGCAGTGACATCATTTTTTAATAATAGTTCAAAAAAAAGGGCTCACGATGAAAAAATTAACAGTGGCAATTTCTGCTGTAGCTGCATCAGTACTGATGGCGATGTCTGCTCAGGCAGCTGAAATTTATAATAAAGACAGTAACAAGCTGGATCTGTACGGGAAAGTTAATGCTAAGCACTACTTCTCCTCTAATGATGCAGATGATGGTGATACTACTTATGCCCGTCTTGGCTTCAAAGGTGAAACCCAAATCAACGATCAACTGACTGGTTTCGGTCAGTGGGAATATGAATTCAAAGGCAACCGCGCTGAATCTCAAGGTTCTTCCAAAGACAAAACCCGTCTTGCATTTGCAGGCCTGAAATTTGGTGATTACGGCTCAATCGATTACGGCCGTAACTACGGTGTAGCATACGACATCGGTGCGTGGACTGACGTCCTGCCAGAATTCGGTGGTGATACCTGGACCCAAACAGATGTGTTCATGACTGGTCGCACTACTGGTGTTGCAACTTATCGTAACAACGACTTCTTTGGTCTGGTCGATGGCCTGAACTTTGCTGCTCAGTATCAGGGTAAAAATGACCGCACTGACGTAACTGAAGCCAATGGTGATGGTTTCGGTTTCTCCACTACTTATGAGTATGAAGGATTCGGCGTGGGTGCAACCTATGCTAAATCAGATCGCACTGACGGTCAGGTCGCCTATGGTAAGAGCAAATTCAATGCCTCCGGCAAAAATGCGGAAGTATGGGCTGCAGGCCTGAAATATGATGCGAACAATATCTATCTGGCTACCACATATTCTGAAACTCAGAATATGACCGTTTTTGGTAATAACCATATTGCAAACAAAGCACAAAACTTTGAAGCAGTAGCACAATATCAGTTTGACTTCGGTCTGCGCCCATCTGTTGCTTACCTTCAGTCAAAAGGTAAAGACCTTGGTGTTCATGGTGACCGAGACTTAGTCAAGTATGTCGATGTCGGTGCTACTTACTACTTTAATAAAAACATGTCCACTTTTGTTGATTACAAAATCAACTTAATTGACGATAGTAAGTTTACCAAAACAGCTGGTATTGATACTGATGACATCGTTGCTGTAGGTCTGGTTTACCAGTTCTAATCTGATTACGAAAAAGATATGTTGCGGGAGGCGTTGCCTCCCCAACATATAAGTGGCTCCCTCAAGCCACTTCCTTTAGAAGCACAACCTTGCTTCTAACTATATAAACCTTCTGTTATATATTACCCTTTATTTTTGGGGGCGTCTCAACGCCCCATTTTTAATAATTTTTAGTAAACAATTGGCATATTAATTAGAGTTATTAACAACGATATCCATCTCTAACCGGATATCTAATGCCATTAACATCCCTTCAATTATGCCCTCAGCCTTTTGTAACCTTTTCCCGATATAACCATCAGAGCAGCAATGCTTACCTGCCAGTGACATGAATGTCATACCGACTACATAATAATCTACTAATAAATCGTGCAAATCGCTGTTGTTCTTTTTCAGACGGGCCATGCACCCGCAAATGATCATCGCGTCATCGTCACAACATTGCGGGCGAGATTTTACTTTTGAAGGAATTAATCCCTTAAAACCGGCGGCAATGGACGACCAGGTCACATCTTCATGATTATTAGCCGCCCACGCTCCCCAACGCTCAAGAACCATCTGAATATCACGCATCAACTTACTCCACAAAACTCAGACCAGAACGCCAATTACAAGCAAAAATCAGCAAAACAGTATTAGTTGATTGTTATCTCTGACTTCATACTCCTGCTCCTGTCAGTGTTTTGGCGTAATTCTTCAGTATTCGGTAATCGGTCAAAACAGAGCCGGGGAAACGATATAAGCGCAGACGCCCCCAGCGGTGGCGAAGAAGTTCTGCCATATTAAACTCAAACATCATTCATTCCCCATTTCGGTGATGGTCAGTTCCAGCCTCCCACCTTTGGTAACAGGCATCTTCACAACGCGGTAATCAACGACCTGAGCATCATCCAGCCAGAAACCTGCTTTGGTGAGTGCGTCAAAAGCGGCTTTTTGCAGATTATCCAGGTCACGGCGACGGCGATCCGGCATGTGGCACTCAATGCGGATTTTCACAGGCATCGCCAGGCCGATATCCAGCATTGCGTTTTTAATGATTCGGGCGACGTTATCGCGGTATGCCTGCCCCTCTGCGCTGACGTGCGTGCGCCCGCGATTATGGCGGTAATAGCGATTATTGCTCGGAGGCCAGGGTAGTGTGATGTGGTAAGTATTCACGCCTTAATTACCCTCTCTTTCAGCCAGATAACCTGCGTTCTCGCCATACCTTCCAGCGCGCATTCTTTTGCATATCCAGCGTCAACAAAATGCGTGCGGCGGTCGATTTCGTCGTGGCAGGCAGAACATGCAATGGTGGCAATCAGGTCTGGCGGTTTGATACCGGTACCGCACAATCCAGCCAGCCGGATATGTGCCAGTACAGACGTCTCAGAATTGCCATTACATACGCCAGGGATTCTTACCTGGCATTCCCGACCACGCGCTGCTTTTCTCAAATCAGCCATGATTCCTCCTTGCTGCCAGTCGCAACCATTTTTTATCAACCAAGCTGGCGGTATATCCGAGCAGTGTTGGTATTTCGGATGGCTTCAGCTCAGGTTTACGCTTACGACGATTTGGTACTCTGTAGATGTGTCCGTTCATGACACGAATAAGCGGTGTAGCCATTACGCCTCCTGCTTGTCGCGCAGCAGCTGGAACTCGCAGCTCTGCGGAATAGTCAGGTGGCAGCCAATATTCACCGCCCAGGCTTCAACCTTACACAGGAAGATATACATCTCTCCGGTATCAAGATCGGAGGTATGGCGTAACGACTGGATAGTGGTGATCTCACCGGTTACGACATCAACCAGGTCTTTGGTTTCATAACCGAGATATGTGTGTTTGAGAGCATCTTTTACCCAAGCTGGAGTGGCGAACGTTTTACCCCTGCTGATGAGGTATTCACTGATTTCGCTGTACCACATGTGGCTGAGTGCATTCTGGGAAAGACTGCGTTTCTCACGCCACGGTTTAAGCACCATGCGAAAGCATTTGCCTTCCTCCAGATAAGGCTGGATCTGCTGGCCGATAGCGGTGAAGTTACCACGATGCAATTTGATGCCGTCTTGTGGGAGGTTCACGCTTCACCTCCGCAGAGGTCAAACGCTGGATGCAAAAAATCGCAGGTGCATCTCTGCATCTGTGAAGGGAGAAGAGAGTTTGGATTGTATGTGCGCATAAACGTCCCCGTTTAGCGCAGAAGTCACCGGAGTTGTTCAAGCTCCAATGGCATGATTATGGCTGGTTGATTATTGGAAATCAAATGTGCTGAAAATTAGTCTGCCAAGTCTTCCTCAGTCGCAACTGGGTAATTCCAAATATCAAAAAAAGCTATAGCCTCCTGCCATTTGCTCCATAAGTTATCAAGTACTTGTGTAGGTTCCGTACTTTTAAAAACAGAATCAGCCGCATCACCGTTATGAACTTCCTCGTACAGTTCCATTATTAGCAGATTAACAAAGTACTGTTTCAACATTAATGCCTGATTACCTTCTTTCTGCTGGCTATCCTGCTTGATGAGCTCCATCGCCCGTACTAGGCACCTGATGATATCCGCTGCATCATTAACGCTCCATTCAGATCCGCGCTTATCTTTAGCTGATGAATTGGCTCTCTCAGCGCAAGCCTTTAAAGACTCATAAAGGTAAACTCTATTTTGTAGCTGCAGCGCTTTTTTTGACGTGCACCAACTTGCAAGCGCCGACCCCGCTGCGGCTAATGTGCCAAACGCAGAAATGCCTGCTGCTATTGCACTTAAGTCGGCACTGTCAAAGTTCCACATCATCGTTACACCTTATATAAACACCCCTCAGTAATATCCAATAAGGTATGTGAACAATCAATATAATTTATATCCGTATCGGCACATAGCGATTTTAATGCTACTGATAATGGTATCTTTTAGATTATATCGTCCAGTTCCAGTACCCGTATTTTATGAAATGGACTCGCACATTACCAAAAAAAATGCCAGCACTTCCGTCATCGCAGAATGCTGGCAGTATTTCTAACTAGTGACTTTATTGCAACAGATTCTGACGGAAATATGGTAACACACGACTCCACTTATCATCCTGCCACGGTTGGAATTTTACATGCGCCGTTTCTCTGGCAAGGATTTCTCGCGCCCTGTTGAGTATCCGAGGATATTCTTGTTCGATTGAAGTGAATCTACCTGCTTCGCGATGCTCTGCGACCTGAAGAAGGGGCGTAACGTTCTGGCAGGCGGTTAACATCGTATCACTTGCTCGCCATAACCAGGCGAGTGTGCAAAGTTCGTTATCAGTGAATTGTTTTGTGATTGGGGATTGTTGAACTTCTCGATCGAGAATATCCAGAACCCAGCGGCGGAATTCTTTGGCCACAGGAGTACGAGCAAACATGGCGATCAAATGGGCTCCGCGAAGGCTAAATACTCGAGACTCCTGCATTCCACGAGGGGTGGTCACTTTGACCACCCTTGTCATCATATCTGTGAATTCATCTGAGTGCCGAGAGTAAATGCGCTGAACTGCTTTATCGTCCGCATATTCCAGTGCTAAACCAACTTCAGTGGCAGTAAGCCAAATTCTGTTATTGTGGCAAATCGGGGTAAACGTCGTTTTGTGGAATGCTAATTGAGTAGTCATAGTATCACCTCATCAGGTTAACCATCACCACCAACGACGCCAATCGACTGGTGGTGAACTGTGTAAGGTTGGCGTAACCGGCTACTCAAACCCGGCGCTTCCGAAGAAGCCCTCACACAGCCCACCATAATTTGGGCATAGCCGTGCTTAGCGCACAAAAAAACCGCTTAACGCGGTATGCGTTGAGTAGTATCCCGGGACGCCAATCCCGTGTGCCGATTTTGCGGCAACGCACAGAATATAGCGCCGGATAAATCATGTCGTCAACCCCAGTAAATGGACACCATGATGATCACATCCATAGCTGCTACAACAGTTACAACTACCTCAGGCCAAAACATAACGATTTCCATATCACCTTTAGCCGCCAGACGAATAGAGACTCCCAATTCTGGCTGTCGAAGTAAAACACCGAATGTAAAAAATCGTAGGTGCATTTCTGCATCTGTGAATGGAGATGAGAGTTTGGATTGTGTGTGCGCATAAACGTCCCCGTTTAGCGCAACCCCACCACCGGGTGTTCAGGCCGACAGTAACTATATTATTCCCTACTGATTTTTGAAAATCAAAGGTCTTTATACGTCACACGAGAGCAAATATTTCCGAAGAAGAAACCTTTCACCTTGAAAGGATAAAGAGTTCATTTCATAAATTGAAATATTCAATAAGAATATTGCAAAAAATGAAATTATTTACTAGCGAGTCTATCTAACTGATAATTATGAAGATTGTAAGCGGTAGCAATCACCCGCATACACATTGAACAGGATTTAATACAAAACGTCTTAAATTGTCCGTAAGGAATAGCACGAATGACTCAAACTCCTCTATTACTTGCAATCATATTTTTATTGGTTGTTCTTGTTCTTTATATAGCTGCAATCAAACGCATCAAAAAAATACAATTAGAATTAAGTGATAGCAATCGGTGATGCTGCCAACTTACTGATTTAGTGTATGATGGTGTTTTTGAGGTGCTCCAGTGGCTTCTGTTTCTATCAGCTGTCCCTCCTGTTCAGCTACTGACGGGGTGGTGCGTAACGGCAAAAGCACCGCCGGACATCAGCGCTATCTCTGCTCTCACTGCCGTAAAACATGGCAACTGCAGTTCACTTACACCGCTTCTCAACCCGGTACGCACCAGAAAATCATTGATATGGCCATGAATGGCGTTGGATGCCGGGCAACCGCCCGCATTATGGGCGTTGGCCTCAACACGATTTTCCGCCATTTAAAAAACTCAGGCCGCAGTCGGTAACCTCGCGCATACAGCCGGGCAGTGACGTCATCGTCTGCGCGGAAATGGACGAACAGTGGGGATACGTCGGGGCTAAATCGCGCCAGCGCTGGCTGTTTTACGCGTATGACAGGCTCCGGAAGACGGTTGTTGCGCACGTATTCGGTGAACGCACTATGGCGACGCTGGGGCGTCTTATGAGCCTGCTGTCACCCTTTGACGTGGTGATATGGATGACGGATGGCTGGCCGCTGTATGAATCCCGCCTGAAGGGAAAGCTGCACGTAATCAGCAAGCGATATACGCAGCGAATTGAGCGGCATAACCTGAATCTGAGGCAGCACCTGGCACGGCTGGGACGGAAGTCGCTGTCGTTCTCAAAATCGGTGGAGCTGCATGACAAAGTCATCGGGCATTATCTGAACATAAAACACTATCAATAAGTTGGAGTCATTACCATAGCAATCAAAAAAATGAAGAATACAAATCTCGCTTTGCAGATTATTTTAATGTAGAAGAAGAATGTAAGAAGCTTATTGAGAAAACAGAGCAAGAATGCTCCATAATAAAAGAAGAATCCCTAAAAGTAAAAGAAAATGCCAATAATGAACTAACAAACACCATTGAAAAAATGGATGGTATCAATAAACAAATCCAAGAGCTAAGAAGAACTTATAAAGAGAAGAAAGAAATATATGATAAACTAGTAAGGCAAATTTCTATTTATTCAGAAGATGTTGAGCTAGCCGAACTAGGATTTTACGAACCTCATTTTAATTTTGAAGATTCAGAGCAATTTAAAAACAAAATAAAATCCATCAGGGATGAACAGAAATTAATGCTGCGGGATAAAACCCACTCTGGCGCAGTATATTGTACAACCCAATGGACTGTTGAAGGCTCTCGAGCAGAGGGTAAAAAAATGACAGACAGAAATATCAGGCTAACTACTAGAGCATTTAATAATGAATGTGATGCTGCAATTAGCAATTGCACGTGGAAAAACATCACTAAAATGGAAGAACGCATCACAAAGGCATTTGAGGCCATAAATAAACTAAACGAGCAAAATCACATATATATAAACACTAAATACCTCAATAAAAAACTTGAGGAATTGTGGCTTACCCATGAATATCGTGAGCAAAAACAGAAAGAAAAAGAAGAACAGGCAGAAATAAGGGCACAAATGAGAGAGGAGGAGCGTGCACAACGAGAAATAGAAAAGGCCATGCAAGACGCAGAGGCAGAAGAGCGCCGTTATAAAAAAGCAATTGAAGCTGCAAGAAAGGAAATGGAAAAAGTTACTGGTGACATGAAGCAGCGCCTCGAAAATCGCATTGCCGAACTAGAACAGAGTTTGTCGCAGGCTGAATCAAAGCATCAAAGAGCATTATCCATGGCACAACAAACCAAACAAGGTCATGTTTATATTATTTCGAACATAGGTTCTTTTGGGGAGAATGTTTATAAAATAGGCATGACACGACGTCTTGATCCGCAAGACCGTGTAAATGAGCTCGGTGATGCATCTGTTCCTTTTATTTTTGATGTACATGCCATGATTTATTCGGAGGACGCTCCATCATTAGAAAAAAAACTACATGATGTCTTCGATAAAAAGAGAGTCAATCTTGTAAATCGTAGAAAAGAGTTTTTCTATGTTACTCTGGATGAGATCAAAGAAGCTGTTAAAAAACACTCTGATTCAGAAATTGAATTTATTGAGACAGCAGTCGCAAAAGACTTTAATGAGTCATTGGCTATTCGTAATCATGAAAATAAAAAAAGTGACAACAGCAACTCATCAATTATACCTGAGCGAAAAACCCCAGAGTTTGCAGATGCAATTTAATTAATTTGTAGTAGCAATAAAGCAGGCATCGTTGAGAATATTTTGTCAGCGATGCTTACTTCTCTAACAAAAACGGTGATTACCAACGAACTAACGGACTTCAGGTAATCATAAGACAAATGGAACGACTCTCCGGTGATTAGATCCCTGCAATAACAGTAATTTTCTACTAACTGAAAAATCTTTAACTGCCGCTCCTATTTCTAAGCTGACTGCTAGATTACATGGTGTGTTACCGATGAAAACCGTCACAGCAAGTTTAAGTTCATATCTCCATACACTGCCAACACTCGTTTCATCGCGGCACTCTGGCGACACTCCTTGAAAATCAGATTCGTGCTCACCTTTCCTTCCCGTTCTTCCCTGGTAGCGAACCGGTAATACACCGTTCGCCAGACCTTACCATCAACGACCAAGATTCCTGCCCGTGCCATTTTAGCCGCAGCCTGATTTATACTGGTTACTGTTGCGCCTGTTACCGCAGCAACGTCCTGCGCACAGAAGCTCTTATGCGTCCCCAGGTAATGAATAATTGCCTCTTTGCCCGTCATACAGTTGCTCCTTTCAGTCCGAACTTCGCTTTGATTTCTGCGATCTTCGCCAGAGCCTGTGCACGATTTAGAGGTCTACCGCCCATGACAGGAAGTTGTTTTACTGGTTCAGGTATCGCCTCACCACGGTTAATTCGCGCGGTCATACAAGTCAGTTCATCGGCAGCCTTGCGCCGTAATTCCGCATCAGTAAGCGCATTGGCCCGCATGTTCTGATACAGGTTGGTAACCAGCCAGTAGTGCGCGTTTGATTTCCACGGATAAGACTCTGCATCCGGATACAGGCCACGCTTCCGGCAATACTCGTAAACCATATCAACCAGCTCGCTGGTGTTTGGTAGTCCGGCAATAACGGATGCTTCTTCCCGGCACCAGGCTACAAACTGTCCGGGGGATGGCAGGAATGGTCGATTCTGCCGACGGGCTACGCGCATTCCTGCGTTAACCTGTTCCATTGTGGTGATCCCGTTTTCCCGGAAAGCCAGAACCCACTGGCGGCGGATTTCGTTCAGTTCGTTCTGGTCACGGTTAGCCAGGCTCGCCGGGAAAGTTGCCAGTAACTGGCTGAACACACCGTTGATGATCTGCGCTACCTGCTGTACCTGTGGCTTTTCGTCGTACTGTTCCGGCATGTTGTTGGCGATCCGACGCATCTGCTCACGGTCAAAGTTAACCATCTGTGCGGCGATGTTTTTCATAGATCCACCCCGTAAATCCAGTCAGTGTTTGTCAGGTCGAGTTTTGGTTTGCCGACTGTCACGCCAGCCTGTTGCTTGTTCCGGTTGATTTCGAGCTGGGTCCACTTGTCGCGGAGTTTGGCCGGACTCAGCACGTTACCGGACCAGAAGTTGTCCTGGCAGGCCCAGCGGAACAGCACGCACATGTCGCGGTGGTTACGTCCGTCACGTTCACGCATCAGGCGGATATCGTTAGCCCACCCAGCAAAATTCGGTTTTCTGGCTGATGGTGCGATAGTCTTCACCATGTCAAACATCCACTCTGCGGCGGTCAGGTCTTCTGCTGTTCCCCACTTACTGCCGCTCTGAATTGCAGCATCCGGTTTAACCACAGAAAGATCGTTTTCTGGCTGGTCAGAGGATTCGCCAGAATTCTCGGACGAATAATCTTTTCTTTTTTCTTTTGTAATAGTGTCTTTTGTGTCCCCCTGTTTTGAGGGATAGCAATCCCCCAATTTGAGGGATGTTTTATCCCTCGTTTTAGGGGATTTTCCCTCGTTTTGAGGGATGCACCATTCTGAGATGTTTTTGTTTGGTCCAAACATGCCGCCTTGCTGCTTGATAATATTCATTCTGACGAGTTCTAACTTGGCTTCATTGCACCGTTTGACAGGTAACTTTGTAATCTCGCTAAGTTGAGAATCGGTGATTCTGTCCATTGGTTTATTCCACCCATAGGTTTTACGCAGAATGGCAAGCAGCACTTTAAACTGTCGCTTGGTCAGATCTGCGCCCGAATAAGCCTCAAGCAGCATATTTGATAGTCTGGCGTAACCATCATCGAGATCTGCCACATTACGCTCCTGTCCGGCAAAGTTACCTCTGCCGAAGTTGAGTATTTTTGCTGTATTTGTCATAATGACTCCTGTTGATAGATCCAGTAATGACCTCAGAACTCCATCTGGATTTGTTCAGAACGCTCGGTCTTGCACACCGGGCGTTTTTTATTGGTGATTTCATCAAGCGCATACTTAAAAGCTCTGCTAATCGGACTGATGTCTGATGCCATGCCAAAAGCACACAAGACCGAAGCTATAAACCTCCAGTCTGTTCTGCTTATCTTCGATTCATGACAGCCAATCATCTTTGCCAGACCGCGCTGAGTAAGCGTTGACAGGTTGATAAGTAAATCTGTTTCTGCGCGATCAACGTCGCGCTGTGATAGTTTGCTGTAATTTGTTTGTTCCATTTCTTACTATTTCCATAGGTAAATAATCACTAATACGCATCTTTCGATGAGTTCTTAATTAGTTACCGCGTTGTCGGCGGTGCAGATTGATAAAGAGCGGTGTTACTTATGCTGCCAGAAGGTTCTTTTTGCTTATTTCAAGCATTTCGCTTGCTTGATATTTGCCACCAGAAATCTCTTCGATTTTTGATGCGTATTTCGTTTTCCCAAAAAACTCAGTCTTAGGGAGGAAGCCGTTTTTGAGCCACTTATAGACAGCCCTTTCGCTAACTCCACAAGCCTTCGCAACTTCAGGGATGCCGACACCTTTAATCGGCTCATCAAGATTTTGCATAGGAATGTCCTTTTTCGTACTTTCAGTACGCATTATGGTTGAACTGAAAGTTTTTGCAAGTGCTTTAGTATCGTACTCATGGTTCAGAATGAAAAAGTGCGCAAAGAATTCGCCCAGCGGCTAGCGCAAGCCTGTAAAGAAGCTGGTCTTGATGAACATGGTAGGGGAATGGCCATAGCCCGTGCCCTTTCTCTTTCGTCCAAAGGCGTTAGCAAATGGTTTAATGCTGAGTCTTTACCACGCCAGGAAAAAATGAATGCGCTTGCGAAATTTCTAAACGTTGATGTTGTTTGGCTTCAGCACGGCACTTCGTTAAATGGAGCGAATGATGAAGATACTTTTTCAATTGTTGGCAAATTAAAAAAAGGGTTAGTGCGCGTGGTTGGTGAGGCAATTCTTGGTGTTGATGGTGCCATCGAGATGACCGAAGAGCGCGATGGGTGGCTCAAGATTTATAGCGATGATCCAGATGCCTTTGGTCTTCGTGTAAAAGGAGACAGCATGTGGCCCAGAATAAAATCAGGAGAATATGTACTCATTGAGCCTAACACCAAAGTATTCCCAGGTGATGAGGTGTTTGTCAGAACCATTGAAGGGCACAACATGATCAAGGTTCTTGGCTATGACAGAGACGGAGAATACCAATTTACAAGCATCAACCAAGACCACAGGCCAATAACGTTGCCTTATCATCAAGTAGCAAAGGTGGAGTATGTAGCTGGTATTCTGAAGCAATCTCGCCACCTAGATGACATCGAGGCCAGGGAATGGCTGAAAAGTTCATGACTTCATCATCACATAGCTAGTAACCAGTACGTTTGGATGGTGGTGAGAAACACACTGCAAGCAAACAGAAACATGGATATTAAAATATTAGCTTAACACAGCAAATCGAAAGAAACAGCGAGGGCTCGGATGTCCCAAGAATTATCTTTAACCTTTACCGAAAACATATATTATTCAACTAAAGAACCTGTAAGCATCAAAGATGTGATTACCTCCCTTCAAGGGTGGGAGGCCATCGCAAAACAATCAGAAGGTGTTTTGCAGGAACTGACAGGGGCTAATATCCTTGATATATCGGTGCATGTTGCGCGATTAGAAGCAGGAAGCCTTTATGAAGATATTGTTATTAAACTCCTCTTTGGTAGCCAAGAAGAAATGGACAAGTTTCTTGCTGGCGCTCATGCAAAGATCGGAAATGGGAAAATGAGAAACGCTCTCGTTGGTGCTGTTGTTATTGGTCTGGTTGGATATGGCTTAGTTCTAGCAACTAAGGCTATGGCTCCAAGCAACACCTCCCACTTTGAAGCAAATAACAATACAATCATCAATATTGGTGCCGGTGAGGCTAATATTTCACCTGACCGTCTTCAAGCAATCATAGAAAGCACGGTAACCAATAAGAAGACTCTTGCCAAAAGTTCCATTAAGACGCTTGCCCCAGCTAGGGCAGACGAAGGATCTACGATGGTCATAGGTACAGGGGGTGGTACAGTGACCATTCCCGCTGAAACCATTAAAAAAGCCCCAACTGAAGTTGTCTTCACACCAGAGTCATATACTCAGGATCATTTTGATGTTGATGTTGAAATCCGTGCATTAGACCTCGACAATCCAGAGAAAGGTTGGGCTGCTGTTATCCCTGGATTAATAGATCGAAGAGTAAATATGGTTCTTGGCCCCAACGTAAACCCATCAGATTTTGCAGGTAAATTTTCTGTACGTGCTGATATAACAATAACGTACCAGCTCAAATCATCAGATAAAAAATACCAACCGAAAGAAGTCTTTATAAAAGAAATAATCAAATAATTATACCCGGCCTCAGCGCCGGTTTTTCTTTTCCTCACGATCGTCTACCTTATTTAACATCCGCACATGTGCTAACCCACGAACTAACACGCCAGCAAACAATTCTTTCTCTCCTACTGACCAATCTTCAATCTTTACAAAAATAAATTCCTTTACATATCAAAAACATATCTCATTAAGTTAATGAACCACAAACAATTCGTACTTATAGTTCTTGATAATATCGAACTATTGGTTCATTATAATCGCCATCAGCAGGACGCTGGCAGCCAAACGGAACAGATTGGCAGGCTCTTTAACTTCGATGATGCGCTGACAAAGCGCGAACAGATACCAAACGAGATGGGTTTGGGGTGATGTGAATTGCAGCAGTAACGACAGCAACCAGAAGATCAGCATCTGGCGCATCACCACCAAAGCCATTTCACATGAGGAAAACATCATGACGGTAATCGTGTACGGAAAATCAACATTTGCAGGAAATGCCAAAACTCGCCGTCATGAGCGGCGCAGAAAGCTGGCCATCGAGCGTGATTCCATCTGCAACATCATCGATTCGATCTTCGGCACAGACAGTGAGGAACCTGTTCAGGAAGACCCGAGAAAGCGGTTAAGCCTTTCTGAAAAAGCAATATCACTCGGAAGCCTTCGCTGCAAGAAAGTAGATGAATGCAGTGGAAGTGTTTGCCTGCCAAACGTAGCTATTTACGCGGCAGGCTACCGGAAATCAAAACAACTGACGGCGAGATGATAAATTCATTTGCTAATTACTTGTTTTTGCCATGCTTATCCTGAGCGATAAGTTCATCCATAAGACTGTCTTTCTTCCCAGCAAACCTAATGTAGCACTCATTTCTATAGCGTTCCGGGATAACAAAACGGTCGATTTCAGGATATCCAGTAGCAGAAGGTACCCGAATAAGAAGCCCTTTTTCGAGCAATGAGATTGCTTCAGGGCTTCCCTTTTCTGTCTTTAGCTGGTTATTAGCGGCTACAGCGAATGCCAAATACGCTCTTTCTCCAAGAGTTAACGAATCAAACAAATCTTGCACGTATTTCTCTTCTTTAGATTTGCGCTTCTGAGCAGCGAATATCTCAATTCTTACAGTCACAGCGTGATAAGCGGAATTAACAACGCCGTTAAGCACATAGCTAACGCAAAACAACAGGATGTAATACATCCAGTAATGAGGAAGGATTTCTGGATTATGCAGGTTTATCCATTCTTTTACGCTTACAGGCATAACAATAATCAATATGATCAGGATGATTAGCATATGAATCAACTGTTTAAGTGTCATTCCTTGCAGGAAAAAATGCATTAGTTCCTGCCACCATGAGTTGTTCATCGGCGTTTCTCTTTTGCTCTCTGTAGGGGTGAATAGAGTTTATCCGATTTCTCGCTGTAGGGGTACACGAGAACCACCGAGCCTGATGTGGTTAAAAGACAGGCATACTAATAAACACTGCACTGTGTATTCATTCCAACGAGTGAATACACTGAGCAATGTCGCTCGTAACTAAACAGGAGCCGACTTGTTCTGATTATTGGAAATCTTCTTTGCCCTCCAATGTGAGGGCGATTTTTTATCTGTGAGGATATGAATAGATGTCAAACATCAAAAAATACATCATTGATTACGACTGGAAAGCATCAATAGAAATTGAAATCGACCATGACGTAATGACAGAGGAAAAACTTCACCAGATTAATAATTTCTGGTCAGACTCTGAATACCGACTCAATAAACACGGCTCTGTATTAAATGCTGTATTAATCATGCTGGCGCAACATGCTCTGCTTATAGCAATTTCAAGCGACTTAAATGCATATGGTGTTGTGTGTGAGTTCGACTGGAATGATGGAAATGGTCAGGAAGGATGGCCTCCAATGGATGGTAGCGAAGGAATAAGAATTACCGATATCGATACATCAGGAATATTTGATTCAGATGATATGACTATCAAAGCCGCCTGAGCGCGGCGTTACCGCATACCAATAACGCTTCACTCGAGGCGTTTTTCGTTATGTATAAATAAGGAGCACACCATGCAATATGCCATTGCAGGGTGGCCTGTTGCTGGCTGCCCTTCCGAATCTTTACTTGAACGAATCACCCGTAAATTACGTGACGGATGGAAACGCCTTATCGACATACTTAATCAGCCAGGAGTCCCAAAAAATGGATCAAACACTTATGGCTATCCAGACTAAATTCACTATCGCCACTTTTATTGGCGATGAAAAGATGTTTCGTGAGGCCGTCGACGCTTATAAAAAATGGATATTAATACTGAAACTGAGATCAAGCAAAAGCATTCACTAACCCCCTTTCCTGTTTTCCTAATCAGCCCGGCATTTCGCGGGCGATATTTTCACAGCTATTTCAGGAGTTCAGCCATGAACGCTTATTACATTCAGGATCGTCTTGAGGCTCAGAGCTGGGCGCGTCACTACCAGCAGATCGCCCGTGAAGAGAAAGAGGCAGAACTGGCAGACGACATGGAAAAAGGCCTGCCCCAGCACCTGTTTGAATCGCTATGCATCGATCATTTGCAACGCCACGGGGCCAGCAAAAAAGCCATTACCCGTGCGTTTGATGACGATGTTGAGTTTCAGGAGCGCATGGCAGAACACATCCGGTACATGGTTGAAACCATTGCTCACCACCAGGTTGATATTGATTCAGAGGTATAAAACGGATGAGTACAGCACTCGCAACGCTGGCAGGGAAGCT